TATATTGGTCGCGTACTAAAAGAAACCCAATCTTCAGAGAAGGAAAATGAAGTACTAGCTGAAGGTAAAAAAATGGCAACTAAAAAAGTTGCAGGTGTAACAAGAAGTGGTAATGATGAAGAACGTATTGTAAATGAAAGCTATCAAGCAAAACGTGATACTCATAATACTTTAAGTGAAGCCGAAAAAACTTATCTGCAAAAAATTGCAGGCATTTAATAAAATTTAATAACTAGCTAGTTAAAAGGAGAAAAAAATGAATGAAATATTTGAAAATTGGTCAGAAGTAAAAGAAGCACTTCTTGACGGTCTTAACACACAAAAGAAACAAATCGTTTCTACTTTATTAGAAAACCAAAAAGCTCATATCTTAACTGAAACAGCTGCTGCTGGTGCAGTTGCTGCAAATGATATTGCTGGTTTCCGTAAAATCTTAATCCCAATGATTCGTCGTATCATTCCTGGTACAATTGCAACTGAAATTGTTGGTGTTCAACCAATGCAAGGTCCAGTTGGTTTAGTATATACTATGCGTTACCGTTATGGTGAGTCAGTTTCAGTTCCTGCTGCAGGTACTGCTGGTAACCCATGGACCGCTAACGGTTCTGATGGTACTATTACTGCTGGTCAAGAATTGTTTGGTAACAACCCAGTTTTACGTCAATTCTATTCTGGTGCAGCTGGTACTGTTGGTGGTACTCCATTAGCACAAAATGCTGGTGCATCTGGTATAGCTAATCCTGCTGCTGCTGAAGCTGGTATTGGTGCTGCTGCTTCACGTGGTGCATGGCCTTCAAGCTTACCTGCTTATGATACTTCTTTATTTGGTCCTTACGGTCCAGATGCAATTGGTCAATCATATGCTGGTCGTTTATATGGTGGTGCTGGTAGCTTTATTGAAGGTTCTGGTGGTCGTACAATGAAATTAGAAGTAATTTCACAAGCGGTTGAAACTGGTACTCGTAAATTACAAGCTGGCTGGACAATTGAAGCTATGCAAGATTTAAAATCACAACATGGTTTAGATCTTGAATCAGAATTATCACAAGTAGTTTCTGCTGAAATCGTTCAAGAAATTGATTCTGAAATCTTATCTGATTTGTTAGCATTGGCTGGTACTGTTGGTACTTATGATTATGCTACTATTGGCCTTGGTCCTCAATATCAACCTGCTTACTTAGGTGATCGTTTTGCTAACTTAGGTATCATCATTAATGCAGTAGCAAACGAAATTGGTCGTAAGACTCGTCGTGGTACTGGTAACTTCATCGTTGTATCTCCAATGATTGTTTCTGTACTTCAATCAGCTGCTAAATCAGTATTCGCTCCTGCTATTTCAGGTGCTTTTAAAGGTCCAAACAACACAATGTTAGTTGGTACTTTAAATGGTAACATCAAAGTATATTCATACTTATGGAACCAAGTATCTGGCTTAGGTGCTGCCGTTAATGATACAATCTTAGTTGGTTACAAAGGTGGTAATGGCGAAACTGACACTGGATATTTCTATTGTCCTTATATCCCATTAATGTCTTCTGGTGTTATTATTAACCCAATTACTTTCCAACCTACTGTCTCTATGATGACCCGATATGGGAAGACCGCTTTTTCTCAAACTCAAACATCACTTGGGAATTCTGCGGACTACTACGGCAAGATAAATGTGGCCAACTTCCAGTTTGCTTAATTGATATAACCCCTCTAAACCCCGCATTATGCGGGGTTTTTCTTTTGTTGTATCGGCAATTCTACCGGTTGAAACGGAGTTGATATATTTGTTTTTATACTATATAATATATAAAAAACAACAGGAGCTCTTATGCCAAAACCAGGTGAAATTGATAATACTTATCCAATATTATTAGAAACAGAAAACAAAATTAAATTATTAGAACAATTTAAAGGATCTAAACAACATCATAAGATGCAATGTATGGTGTGTGACCATGTGTGGTCTGCTACACCACTATCTAAAAGACAAACTTTAAAAAAGAATGGTGTTGGTGGATGTCCTAATTGCAACAATATACGCAAAAATGACAACAAGTTGGTATCACAACAATTTCATGTAGATGCACTTAAACAACGAGGTATAAATATAATAAGTAATTACTCAGCGTTACGGTCCACAACCACCAAATTAGTTTTTTATAACGAAAACTGTGGTCATACATTTGAAACATATCCAGGAAATGTAATAGAACTTGAAACTGATTGCATAATTTGTGGAAAGAAAAATAGAACAAATGTTGTTACGGCTTGGTCCAAATCTAATTCAGCTAAGTGGAGAGAGACTGCTACTGAGTGGCAAATATATAAATCTAAAGTTTCTTCATTAACAGAACAAACATATAAGCAACACATTAATAAAATAAATCCAACTAAGTTACCAAGAGGAAAAGCGGGAATAGATGGAGCATACCACTTAGATCATATTGTACCTAAACGATTTTGTTTTGACAATGACATTCCACCAGAAATATGTGCAGATGTTAGTAATTTGCAAATGATTGGTTGGTTAGATAATGTTGGATCTAGAAATCATATAAAAGGAACTATACCACCATTATTTTTTCAATATATAAAAACAAATACTAAGTTGGAACAGTATGCTGATCAACTACAAACTATCTTCCCTAATGGCAAACCATTTGCTAGAGTTGTTGATGTTATTGCAACGCTATTTGATGAAGAATCAAATAGAGCGATTATTGTACTACCAATTGATCAATCGCATGCAAATTTAAAAAGTGGTATATCTATATATAAATCATTGATATCGAATAACATACAATTTACGATATTGTTTGAAGATGAATTAGCTAATAATAAATTATTGACAGCCAAATTAAAACACTACACAAATAACACATTGGCGTCAATTATTCATGCTAGGAAGTGTACTATACAATTATGTGATCATACAAGCAAAAAGAAGTTATTAGATGAAAACCATGTTCAAGGAAATGATAGTGCACAGCTCTCGTATGGTGCATATTATAACGATAAATTGGTAGCGGTAATGACATTTACTGCTCCTAGGGTTGCATTGGGACAAAAGGATAAGACCAAATCTAAAGATGGAATATGGGAATTAAGTCGATTCTGTACTGATGTTAATTATAGAATACCAGGAATAGCATCAAAATTATTAAAACATTTTCAAAGAGAAAATGATTGGAAAGAGGTATATAGTTTTGCTGATAAAAGGTGGAGTATAGGAAATATGTATCATCGGTTGGGGTTTGAGTTAATAGGGGATAATCCTCCAGCATATTTTTATGTAATTGATGGGGTACGAAAACACCGATGGAATTATCGAAAGGATATATTAAAGAATACATTACCAAATTATGATCCTGAGCTAACTGAGTATCAGAATATGCAAAATAATGGATATTGGCGAGTATGGGATTGTGGGACATTAAAATTTTCAATGAAAAACAATTAACTGTTGATATTGATAACACGATATGCTATAATTAGATCTTTAAATATTATTAATAGGATACTAATATGTCAGGTAGAAAAGATGTAAACGAAGAATCAATAGCGCTAATTCAAAATAAGGATTGGTTAAGGCAAAAAATTGAGGTTGAGGGTTATTCATCATCTAGGTTAGCAAAGGAATTGGGAATATATCGTGCATCTGTTGAACGATATCGGGTTAAATTTGGGATAGAGCAAAAACTAACCCAAAAAGAACTAACAACTAATAACTATCAAAATAAAACAGATGAAGAAAAACAACAGATACTAGAGAAGAGAAAACAAACGAATGTGCAGTTATATGGTGCTGAAAATACATTTCAATCACACAAAGAGGTAATAGAACAAGTTATGGTTGATAAGTATGGAGTTAAATGTGCACTACAAAGTGCTGAACTCAGAGAAAAACAAACCCAAACTATGCTTGCTAGATATGGAGTAGAATATGCTGCTCAAAATCCAGAACTATGTCCACCAAAATAATAATTTGATATAAATAATAATATATTAAACAGAGTAAACATGTGAAAAATATATTTGTAGCAATTGCTAGTTATCGTGATCCTGAATGTCAATGGACAATTAAGAGTCTATTTGAAAAGGCTAAATGTCCTGAAAGAATTAGAGTAGGGGTATTATGGCAAACAATACCAGAAGAAGATAATCATTGTTTTATTGAACCATACTTATATCCAAATCAAGTTGATGAAATATTTGTTCATATAGTGCATGCTAAGGGAGCTGGATGGGCAAAAAATAAAGCATTGAATATGTGTAAAAATGAAGATTACACCATGATGATTGATAGTCATATGAGATTTGGACAAGATTGGGATGAAGAATACATCAAAATGTTGGAATCAATTGATAATCCAAAATCTTTATTATCTACTTATCCAGCACCATACACACCACCAGATGAATTAACACATTATACTGCTATTGCTATTATGGGGGATTTTCATGATTCAAAAGTTCCAAACCCTTCTAGTAAAATAGTAGAAATATCTCAACCAAAAATAAATCCATTTATTGCTGGTGGATTTATTTTTGCACCTAGTAATTTATTTAAGGAAGTTGAATATGATCCATATATGTATTTTCATGGTGAAGAAATAGGATATTCTGTTAGATTATATACAAATGGGTGGGATGTATATTCACCACACATTTGTTTGATATATCATTATTATGGTAGAATAGAAGCAAAAAGACAATGGTCAGATGATACAAATTGGCCTGCATTGGATAGATTATCAATAGATCGTATTAAACATCTATTAAAAATAGAGAATTCAAGTGATACAAGTGTATTACAAGAGTTGGACACCAAATACGGTTTGGGAAGTGTAAGAACACTAGAAGAATATGAAGAGTGGTGTGGTTATTCATTTGTTAATCAACAAATGAATGTAGGAACATGGAACAATTAATATATGGAACAATTGAGTTTTAAGCAGTTTTTAGATAGCAAAGAACAGCTGTTAAAGGCAATTAATAATCCTCCAGTTAATGTATTAGAATATGAAATACGTAAATATTGTACATTATATGTAGGAGACTCACAAGAAACAAAAGAACTTATTAGTCTTAAGCCAAAGAATAAGATAATAATTGAATGGTTATATGAAGATTTAAATGATCCACAACCTATTAATATCCAATTTGAAGGATTAGATTATTCTGATGAGTATGTTACTTTTTGGTCAGGTACTAAATTAAATAAGTGGTTAAGTAGACACACACACTTAATATAAGAGTTCTTATAAATAATAGTATCTTTGAGGATCTATTATGAGCACATTCGACATTCAAACAGATGCACCTGGTTTATTAAGAGTTGAGTCTTTAAATATGACATTAGTTTTTAATAAAACAAGTCAAACAACAGGTAGAGTAAGTTGGAATATTCCAACACCAGCTACTGGTTGTACTGCAAATACACAAGCATACAATGGTATTATAATTACCATTGATACTACACCTATAAATCCTAGAAAGCAACCAATAAGAGGGACAATATATGAAGCAGATTCAAATATTGATACTAATTTGTTTGTTGGTAGCACAATTGGTTCATCTAAAGTAATTGGAGCTTTTTATTCTGACATAAAAACAACAATGTTAGATATATCAGGATTATTGCCAGATGTACCATACTACGTATCAGCATTTCCTGTTGATTCAACATATAGGTATTATGTAGATGGTATTCATGCTTATTCTCAGGATTTTCACAATAGAGGTGTTGATAGTACTAATGGGCATCAACGAATACTAATAAATCCAAATCAAGGCATATCACCCACAGATACTACTGGACTATTAGCAGGCAATGATTATACATTTAATATTCAAGTTGGATTAATACCAGCCCCCAAAGGTCCACCAAATTTATTAGATTGTTATCCTACTAAACCAACCCATGTTATTACAGTATCTGGAGATAATTCCAATACATATGCAGAATTGGCACAAGAAATTAATACACAATTTAAGTTGCTTGATAATCCCTATAGTGGTGCAACTGCTCCTAATACAGGAACAATATATTTTGATGGATTGTCTTGGTTTACTTGGAATGGAAGTAGCTCAGATCCATTAAATGTTATTGCACAAAATACACAACCAAATCAAGTATCAACAGGTGATTATTGGTTAAGTTTAACTGATAACGCTCTATACGTATTTGATGGTACTATTTGGAATGCACTATCTGTATTAACATCTGGGTTTGATCCATTAAATCCAATTCCTGATACATCATATTGGATAAATGGTATAGACGGTTATGTGTGGGATGGAACTATTTGGAATAAAAAAAACACTATAGTACAAGCAACAGATCCATCTATTACAAAAAGCATTTTACCTGGTTCGTATTGGTTTAGTACAGTTGATGGATTATTATATAGATGGGATAGCTTGTTTGAAATTTGGGCAAATGAAACGAAAATTCAATCAACTATAAGTCCTGATAATATAGATGCGGGTACTATATGGTACAATGAAACAAACAATACGTTATACATAAGGAATATATTTAATACAGGATGGGATGAAACACCCAACGTAACAATATCAGAAAAGGCACCAACAACTCCAGCTATTGGAAAATATTGGTATAATCCACAAACACAATTGTTGCAACAATATACAACCATATCACAAACGAGTTTTTGGATTAATATACTTCTTTTTGTTTCCCCCAATGACCCTTTTATTAAAACAGCTGGTTTATTGTGGTGGGATAATGCTAATTATACCTTATCAATATGGGATGATAGAAATAATGTATGGACTAGTATAACCAATTTATATGAAAGTTCCGTAGATCCATTAACTTCTGTATCATTAACATATGGAACTATTTGGTATAATAGCAATACTGGAGATATCAGTGTTTGGAATAACAAATGCTTTAATTTAGTATCTGGATATGTATGGTCTACTAGTATAACATCAGAACAAGTTTGGTTTAATAGTCAAACAAATAATTGGTTTATTTTAGATGTTAACAATGTGTGGAATGCAATTGATATAACCAAATCAGATGTTGATCCTAACTATCTTACTATAGGTACATTTTGGTATTCACCCATACCCAAAGTATTACAGTTGTGGAATGGTCTATCTTGGATTCCATTATCATATGCAACTACATTACCTGCTCCAACAAAAGATACACTTTGGTATAATACCAACATTGGGATATTACAAAGTTGGAATGGTTTAACTTGGATTACAAAACAACCAAGATGTGTATTAGAAATAGATTGTCATGGTAATTTCTTCTTTGTTGATACTTCTATTGGAAGTACATCATTTGTATTTATAACAGATGGTACTATGTTTAGTTCATTAACACTTGGGTTTGCATATACAGATTCTGTACCAGGAATGGATGAAGCATCATCAACGCCATCATATGCTGAAATTGGAGTAGGAACAGATGGTTCATCGGATGTTAGATTAGAATTGGCTAAAAATATTCGTTTTGAATTAGGATACCCAGTTATTGATGTAGAATTAACACCAGAACAATTGGATTATGTTCTCACAAAAGCATTATCGGAATTAAGGGCTAAGTCTGGTTTGGGATACAAAAATGGTTGGTTTTTTATGAATACTTTACCTGAAACTCAAAAGTATTTGTTAACAAATAAAATAGGTGGATATAATAAGATAGTTGATGTATTAAGCATTCAGCGAGTTAATTCATTGGCAAATGGTGGACATGATAGTGGAATATATGGACAAATTTTTGCTAATTTTTTATATAATGCTGGAAATTTTGATATGTTATCCTATCATTTAATGACAGAGTACAAAAAGACATATGAATTAATATTTGCACAACGTATCCAATTTAATTGGAATGAGCAATCTAGGGAATTATTTGTTCATCAACGATTGCCTTATAATATGTTAGTTGCTATAGAAGCTACAGTAGAAAGAACAGAACAAGATATAATGACTGATAGATTGGTTAAACCGTGGATTCAACGATATGCCACAGCATTAGCAAGAATTATATTAGCTGAAATTAGAGGAAAATATACATCATTACCTGGACCTGGTGGTAGTATAACCATGAATGCTAATGAACTAAGATCTGTTGCTAAGGAAGAACTGGATATTTGTATTCAAGAAATAGATAACTTCCTGGTAGATAATCCAGCTGAATGGGGAGTTGAAGCTAGTTTGTGTTATGGTTAATATATTATACAGGATAATACCCCAAATAAAAACATATAATCATAAATATTATACAATATATATTTATTTTTAAGGAGCAATAAAAATGGCAAATCCATCATGGGTAACAGCAACCAACGTTAAATTTAATGGTACGTTAGATAATGCTGTTGTATTAGACGTAACAAACAACAAAAGTTCTTTGATTTTGTGGGATACATTATCCACTGAAGATCAAAGTGTACTAACAACATTTATTAATAATAGGGGTGGAGTAGCACCATTAGTAACCCCAACATCAGGATTTCAAGTTTGTACATTTAAGAGCAACATTACTGGTGCTAGTACAACAGGGTTATCAGCAACTTCAACTGCAACATCAGGATCAGCTACTATTAATTTAGGTGGATCTGCTGTTGGAGCAAATGCAAGTGGGTTATCTAGTACCGTATTATCTAAAAGTCACTTAGCTAGAAAATACTCTGCGGTTGTAACAATAGATGGTAATAACATTAAGACTATTTCTATATTAGGCAATACTGGAGCTACATTTACATCGTTATTAACACAAATTAATACAGCATTGGGATCAGCTGCTGTTGCTTCATTAACAGGTGGTAATATAGTTATAACATCAGCAACTACAGGAATAACATCTAGTGTATCAATACAAGATACAGGAGCATTATTTTCTTCTTTGTCTGGATATGTAAAAATATCTACTAGTGTTGGTATTAGTACAAAAACATACACAGCTAGTGCATATGTTGATGGTACATTGATTAATTTAAGTGTTTTAGGTAGTGCTGCCCAAACCTATACAACATTGGTTGCTGCATTAAATACCAATTTAGGAGTAGCTGCAGTTGCATCTATATCTAACGGAACTGTAATTATAACATCTGCGTCAACAGGTGCCAATTCTACTGTGAGTGTAGTAGATGGTACATTATTTAAATCATTGACGGTATTTAAATCATTATCAACCCCCATAAGTGGATCTTCTAATTTATTAACATCTTTGCAAACTACAAACGCTGTTAATGGATCACCATATTCTAATATGTTTAATGTAGTTGTAGTTGGTACTAAACCGTCTGTACCTCCAGTAATGAAACATGATATTCGTAGTACATATTGGGATGGAACTCATTGGAAATATTTAGATACTGATGCTTTAGTATAAATTAAAAACAATAAATAGCTCTTATAATATTATAGGAGCTATTTTTGTGTCGTTTGTATTGTTAAAATCACTTGTTAATAATGACAACTCAAATTATAAAAATTCAGGTTTGCCTAAATTTATAAAACATAAACCAACCATAATATCAAAAGATATTTCAATAACTCCTCCATATTGCATTGAATCAAAATACGAATTGTATAATGTATTGAAAGATGTATATGGTAATATATCAACAGATAACATAATAGATTTATATATTAATCATGACATGATTGTATCTGAATCTATTGTTATAGATCTACCAATTAATGAAATATTCAAGTATCGTGAATATGATAGATCTAGATCAATATATTGCAGCAAACGAACACCACTCCAATTTGATGAATTATATGAAGATATCAAGTTAAATGGAATTAAGCAGGGTGGTAGAATTAGAGTAGAACGAATTAATAGTAATAAAGTTGAGGTGATATTAGGTGAAGGAAATCATAGATTATCGATAGCAAATCAATTAAAATTAAATACTATGCCTATAGTATTTCGATATGTGTTATAAATAATACTATACTAATGCAGAATATTATGAAAACAACATTTAAGCAATTTTTAATTGAATCAACTAAATCTCATCTACAGTCACTAGCAGATCGTATTGGAATACCCATTAATGAGTTAAAAAAATTAGGTGATGCAGAGATAAAAACAATTTTAAAGGATATAGGTAAACACGATTTTGCTCCTATCAATAAATTTGATAAAAAAGAATTAAAACTGGGTATAGCAACAGAAAAAGAACATACTAGTTCTGTATTAGTTGCTACATTAATAGCAAAAGATCATTTAATGGAATTACCCAATTATTATTCCAAATTAAAGAAAATGGAAAAAGAATAATGACTACTAATCCAACAAATGTATGCAAACCATGGGAAATAACAACACAAATTAAAACCAATGAATTGGTGGAGCGATATCAACAAGAAATGTTGCATATTGCTGGTGCTAATATAAACGTATTTAAATTGTTGGGTGTATATGAACAAACATTGTTGATTGATTTGGCTAGTAACGGAGTAGCAATATCAGGTGGAAATCAACCGATGTCTACAGCAACAAATGCATTTAGTAAAACAAAAATCCAATGGGAATCTAAACAATTTGGAGATGATGTAGTTGTTTCTGCATTTATAGGATATGATTTTGGTGTTATTAAATTGCCCAATAATAGAAACAGGTATGGTGTTGATGCTAGTATATCTCATTGTATAACAACCATTAAAATAAAACAAGGACTGTTATCTAATAATAGAGTTTCCAAGGCTAGAATCGAGAGGTCCAATGATAATATACAATGGTATGGTGTTGCAATAATTAATTTACCTGATGACGACCAATTAAATGAAATCAATTTTAAACAAACCGTTCCTAGTCGATACTGGAGAATTAGACCAACACAATTTAATGGAACAGATTGTGATTTTTGGGTTGTTCAAGCACTCGAGTTACATGAATTTGTTGCAACTGATAGATCAAATGTACAAGATGATATACTATTAGAAAATAGAGATAGAAATTATTTAACAACAGAAATAACATTAAAAGGACATTATGATATACAGAGTCCTGTATTGGATTTTACAAGATTTGGCGTTGAATTGCCTAATCTATCATATGTTATACGATTAAATTTTAATAGCTGTGTATCAATGTTAGGAAGACCTATTGTTATTGGTGACATGATAGAATTACCAAGTGAAATTCAATA